TCGCTGGACGGATACTTGCTTTCGACGCGGACACTGGATGCAGCAAGCATCGCGTTGATCCGGTTGATTTCCGCCATCAAACCCGGGAGCATGTCGAAAGTGACATTGAGAGAGAACTTGAGCACACACCGATCCACGGTGTCGTCACGGACGGCGTCCGCGATGTCATCTTCATCAGCCGACTGCATCCATGCAAATGCCATGATCTGCCGCTGCTCTTCCAAATCATCAAGCTCCAACGGTGGATCATCCTTGCCACGGGTGAACATGGTGAGCTTGAGCAGATAGGCCAGTTGCATCGAGCCCATGGTGTATGGACGCAGCTTGAGGTTGCCGATCCGGCGTTCCCCGCTGTCGATCATGCCGGTGGCAAGTTGAAGTTCGCGGTCGTTCATGATGTTAGAATTCGGAAAGGATTTGCTCGCGGGTGGCTTTCGACGCTTCGTCGGAACCGCTCGGCACGATGGCGATGCGCTTGCCTTTGCGGATCAGTAGCATCGGGCGCATCGTCTTGACCTTGTCGAGCAGCCGGTTGTGCTGGTCATTCATCGCCCGCAGATAGGCGATGGGGTGGTTCGCGTTAGCCTCGCACCAGGCGAGTGATTCGTAACGCTTGCGAAACTCGTCGAACGTGATGCTTTCCGCTCCCTCAATGGGTTCGAAGTGGATTTTCGCCGCGCCGTCCATGAGCCATGTGACGGTGCGCTTCGCGCCGTTGGGTGTCTGCTCGACCGTGTCCGAGTAGGCCGCTTCGGTTGCGAACATAGCACCGCTGGACAAAGCAGCGGCGACCAGCCGGGTGTTGCGGCTTTCGGTGGGTTTCGTGTCGTGGTCGCGCACGACACTGATGGTGGTTCCTTCTTTCATGGGTGATTTCGGATGATTGTTGAAGCTGGATGCGTCATGCCGCGCCTGCGGCGGGATGGTTCACTCCCGACAGCTCGAACGAGTTGTAGTCCTCGTTGGTCTGGGAGTTCTTAACGGTGGTGATGATGGTGGTGCCGCCCGTGATCTGCTCGGGGATGTAAGCGCCGGATGCTCCACCCAGCAGCGATTCCTCCGCGACACCTCGACCCTTGACGCTGAAACTGAAGGACGGGTCGTAGCGGTTGCCCGTCTCGAACGCGCCGTCGCTCTTCTTGATGATCTTGTGTTCGAGCTGCTTCTGCACGTCCACGCTCTCCACCAGGGCAGCGGTGACGCACTTGACTCCGATTTCGTTGAATGCTGCGGGCATGGGATGAGGAAAGTTAGATGTCGTCGTAGGCAACGGCTTGGATCTCGAAGGACGGAAAATCGTCGTTGCTTTCAGTCACCTTGGCGGAGGTCACGAACGAGACGCCCTTGGTGATCGCCCCGGCAACCACGTCGCCAAAATTCACGGTGCCCTTGCCGGATAACGTGATATTGCGGGTGATGAGTTTTTTCGGCTTTGCCACCACAGTGATGCCAAGCGAATCGCGCAGCGTGGCCACTTCGATGGACGCGTCAGCGGACGCTTCCTGGGCGTGTCCGGTGGCGGGTGCGAGTCCGTGAAGGTTGGTGACTCCGAAGGTGGCAGGCATGACACCTACGGCGGGTTGTCAACCGGCGTCCAATCCACTCCGAGAATCCCTTCGATGGTGGTGAGCCACCGGTCATCGTCCGTCACGGCGGTCGAGTTTGCTTTCGTCCTGAATCCACCGATGGTGAATCCATTCGCCGCAGGCAGCACACCTTCCATGATCCCCTTCACTGCCCCGGCGAGCGTGGCGTGTTGTGTGCGGTCGTCGGTGGGTGACGAGACGAGAATCTTGACCGTCGCCCGATGCAAGGGGCCGATTACGTTTTCAATCGAGTCTGCCAGCACGAGAATCGCGTGAGATTCCGGTGTGCGGATGTCGGAGGAAGTCCCGGTGAACACCTCGGGCGCGGGAATGAGTTGCGCGGAGGTGAACAGGCCGGCCAGGTAATCTTCGATGGCTTGGTTCATGATGTTTTCAGCGGCGGGCCACGCGGTATTCGATGATGCCGGAGCCGGGCTTGCGGATGATCTCCTCGATCTTGTGACGTTCGCCGCCGATGAGAATCGTGTCGTTGTGAGTTGGTGGCGGAGTTGGCAGGTGCGCCACGAGGAGCTTCACCGTGAGCGACCCGTCCTGCGTGAAGCCACCTTCCTCAAGATCAACGGCCAGTCCGCTTGGCGAAACCATCGCCTGATAGTCCCTGCCGCCGATGGTGACCGGCACGCCCGCGTCTCGCAGGATTTCGACGAAGGCTTCGGCAGCGGCGGCTTGGATCGCATTCACACCACTCGCATGGTGTCAAACTGCGCGCAACATCGACAATACCGCCAGAAGCTTGCAGAAGAAGGTCTTGTGGAATCAATCCGTTACGAAGGAAGTTCGATTAACGCGCCGCCCTGAATGCTTCACGAGCATTCTCCGATGAACTTGAGAATGTCGCGTGTCTGCCGTGAAGAATAGACTAGCGTGCTGGTTCATAATTCTATCGGCTAGATTACCGAAGAAACTACTGCGACTCGGAAGCCCAAATAATCGCGTCGCGCAGAGGGGGGTTGTCTGTAACTTTCATTTGATGTGCAATTATTAGGGCCCGAGTTCCAACTTCCACCACGAGTTTCCCGAAGAACCGCATTTCCATCACACCATTCCCACACGTTCCCGTGCATATCGTAGACTCCCCAGGAATTTGGATTCTTAGTCGCCACGTCATGAGTCCTCCCTTGGCTATTATTCGAATACCATGCCATTTGACTGAGCGTTCCGGCGTATTTGTCCGTTGTTCCGGCGCGACAAGCATACTCCCATTGCTGGTCTGTTGGCAGACAGAATTTCCAACCAGCAGGCAACAGCTGCAAAGCACTCAACTTATAGCAGAACTCTACTGCTTCGTCCCAGCTCACTTGCTCCACAGGAAGGTTTTCCCCCTTAAATTTACTTGGATTGCTTTTCATCAATTGCTGCCATTGACCCTGAGTTACCTGTGTCTGCCCTATCCAGAATGGTTTATTTGCAGGGATACCACATAATACTAGCGAAATTCCACTGCCAATATTTGCCGTTCGCAGGTCTCCGGCTTTTGCCTGGGCCAATATACGTGCATCTGCCCCTGCCAAGGGCCCTACACTAGGAGTTGTTGGTTTAGGAACTACAATTGGAGAACTACTTTTGACCGGATTAACTGCGGCACGAACAGGGTTGGCATTAGAAGTCCCGGCACCAATGATCCTTTTCCACCACGGGACCGCCGGAGTAGGTGTCGGCTTGGGAATTGAGCTATGCGTGGAAGAAAATGACGGATTTTGCGATGGAGGAGAGACTGGTTTGATAAGAGTTGGTGCCGGTTGGCGCGCCGTTGGATTCACTGCACCTGCAGTGCTAGAAATGGGACTCCGCCCTGACGACGTGACTTTGGCAACATGTGCTCCAGAGCGCACTTGGTCTGGGTGTGGAAATGGATCGCGACCACCTAATTTCTCCTTCCGTTCGCACCAAGGACACCTCGTGATATGTGGCCAATGAAGATGGCTGGGATTGACCTTGCAATGGATTAGAATTCCTAGGGTTTCTTTCAGGTTTGCGCACCATTCGTCTGCCGTGGGACGCGCTTTTGGATCGCGATGCCCGTTTACAAAGCAACGAGTAAAGAGAGCGCGCAATTTAGGATCAAGCATTCCAAACGCAGGTGCCACAGGAGGAGGCTGCCACATCGCCGATCCAGTGCCGTGAGGGAAGTTCCCAAGCCGTATCATCTCAATGGGCTCCGGTGAATCGCCAGCACCCGTAAAGCGGGCCTGAAATGGATGACTACCCTCCATCAACAACTGAAACAAAAGAACGCCAAATCCAAACAGATCCTGTTCCTCCCGACGTAAGGCAATTGTGAAATCCACACCTTGCATCTCACGAGGCGTGAACAGTGGCGAAGCAACGGTGCAGTGATGGATCCTGCCGTTACCTGGTTCTCTGACTTGAAAGGAATCAGTATCCACCAGAGTCACCATGGTGTTGTCAGCAACTAGAAAATTTGACTCGTTAACATCTCCCATGACATAGCCCCGCTGGTGCAGTGCCCGGACCGCGATTGCCAAATTTAATGCGGTGGCAACTAGATATTTGTAGGTAAAAAGCGGACATTTTTTTCTCCGAGTGCCAGGATTGTAAAAGTCGAACATTCGACGCATTTGTTCAACCTGTGGCATCACGTAACCGACAATACGACCTTGCTGATCAATTACTAAATCCTGCGGCCAGGCGATGGAAACATGACCCTGCGCAGAAGTAGGATCTTTTGGTGGGTTCGCAAGCATTACCCGGAGTTTCTCGTCTCTGCCGCTTACAAGCTTGCTATACACCTTTGCCGCCCATGGCGTGCCATTCAAGGAATACACAATTGCCTCTCCTCCTGAGCCTAGCTGTTTCAAGCCATTCAGATCAAACGTTCTGCCGTCATGCTGGAGCCGCAGCTTCATTTGGTAGAACTCTTCTCCGGCCCACATGCAGCCAGAAACAAGGTTAGATCGTCGTCTGCACGCTCGCGAACTCGTGGAGAGTCGAGAAAAGCCCGCAGCGCAGCTTCACTCTTTTTTGGATTGCTGGTTGAGGCGACGAACCGAAAAAGTGGGGCAAAGAAGCCTTGATGCGGATCGCCGTTGGGCATTCGCAGGGCGAGCATCTGAAGTCCATCGGTCAGCGCGGCTAGACGCGCAAGTTTGCCGCGCCACATCGTGAACGAAGCTCCTTCGATTGCACCGGGTGAAATCAGAAAGGTTGTTTCGTTCAGATACTCACTCGGAGCTGGTCGTGTGATCGCAAATGTATCGCCGTCCTCTTCCTGTGCCACCACTGCCCCATCACCGATCTGCATCGCGACAACCATCTTGCCGGGACGTGCTACAGCCACTGCCAAGGTGCAGGCGAAGTCGCGTAATGCCGCCTGACGTGTCGTTGCTTCATTTTCTAAGGAAGTAAGAGCTGCGCTCAATCCGTAAACCAATAGTTCTTGCCACTCCTCATTCGTCCAATCTTCCCCGGCTACCGCACTCAATTTGTTACATATTGTTTCCAAGGTCGTATCCACCGCCAATTTAGCTCCGACATCAGCCAATGCCGCTGTCCCTGCGCCGTCTGCTATGACAGTCACAAGTGTGCCGCATGGCAGCACGCGCCAACGATGAGCATCCTGACATGGATCTCCGGTCTTGATGTGACTGCCTCCTTGCGAGGAAACCCCCACCGTCCGCCAGCTTTTGCGTGTTGTCATACTGATCCCCATCCCGGAGGTGGCAGAACCACCATGTCGTCCACTTTCGATGCGGCAACTGCCCCGGCACTCTTGGAGAGCCAAACGAACATTTCCACGAAATTCAATCCGTTCAACTTCACGGGCGCTCTCACGCACAGTCGCCCCAATGCGGCCATGTCCGCCTGTTCGACACCTACTCCAAAAAACGCCACTCGCTTGTTTTGTTCGTCCGCATGTACCCGCCGGATTGCTTCCTCGAAAATTGCGGGATCTTCGCCATATGGCGCTCCGTCGGTGATGAGAAATACCCACGGACGGTAATAGCTGATTCCGTTCTCTTTATAAAGTGCCTTGCGAGCGTCGATCATATCGAGCGCCTTGATGACTGCGCTGCCCATGTGAGTCGTTCCTCCATCGACCAACTTTGGTGGATCAAAATTGTCGATGGTGCAAAAATCATTGTGGACTACGACCTCGTTGTCGAAAGCTACTAGCGCAACTTCCACCCGGTTTGAAGCCACGGTGTCTTTCGAGAGATCTTCTTTGAATGCTTTGATCCCAAGATTGAGCGCATCAATGGGCGCTCCCTTCATTGAGCCAGAAACGTCCAATAACAACACGCACGGGCAGCGTGACTCAGGGTTTTCGGCAAATTCGACGGCGGCTTCGAGAGAGTGGTTGCTCATGATTGAGGGATGTAGTTGCGGGGTGGGTGATCCTGCGACCAGGACACGGGGAGTTTTTTATATTTTTACGGACTTTGCAAGCCGTTGCCGGAGTTGTGTGCCAGTTTTGGGGCGTCCGTGGCCACTTTTAGACCAAATGTCGTATTTCAAGCCCCCCCCATTGCGCCCGAAGGTATTCAGCCACCAGGCGACGGTGGCAGTGGTGTGGCTTGTCCTCGCTGCACAGCAAACAACCGCTTTTGATGATATCGGGATCAATCCGCTTTTCGATTTCGCGTTTCTTCATCAGTTCCAGAAAGGCAGGTTCATAGATATTCCAGTCGCCCTTGTGTTTTTTGTAGGCATCGAGGATGTCCTGGGTCGGTGCGAGCAGCGGTAGGTGGATGTAGTCGATGCCGGCGATTTCCTTGAGAAAGTATTGGAGGTCGTCGCGCTTCGAGAATCCAGCGAGCTGGGAGACGTTGTTGAGGCGCACATCGACGATGCGTTTGGTGCCGCTCTTACGCAGGAGAGCGAAGAATTCGGCGGCGGTCTTTTTTGTGAAGCCGATGGTGTGGACGGTGGATTCAGTGTTCATCGTTCCAATCTGCATCCCTCACTACGGGGGAGGTTTCGGGTTGTTCGACGTAGGCAATTTCCTCGCCACGACGCTTGTATGCATCATTGAGTTGCTCAATGCGGGAGCGGAAAAGATCGTAGGCGTCTTGGTGGTAGCGGCTGAGCAGGCGGTTTTCCGCTTTTTCGTGAGATTCCAGATTTCCATCCGCATGGATGTGGAAAACATCCGAGAATTCCTTGGCGTAGCGGCAGACGAGAATGGTCCGGTGACAGTCCAAGGGATCCTTCTCGGCGCACATCAGGGCGATCCGGGCTTTGCTGACTCCCACTTTGAGGCGTTCCAAGCCTTTTTGAAACAGCGGCGAATTGGCGATCAGGTCGTAATCCGCACGGCCGCCAATGTAGCACTCGCGTTCATCACGGCGCGCACCCAGTTCCTGGCCAAGGAAGACGTAGCGAATGCCGTTTTCCTTTAGTTCTCTCTCCAATGAGGGACGACAGAACCACGGCAAGCGGCTGAACGGTCGAGAGCGGACGTCGGCCACGATATCGATGCCGTGCTGCTGTAAGAGCGTGAGGAATCTGGGGAATTCGTGGGTCGAGTGACCGATGGTGAAGAGCGGGTTCACGGTTCGAGGATGGCGGCGGCTATTTTATACTGGAAGCCATTTGGCAGCGGAGGAGTCAAACTGGCTACGATTATGAGATTTTCGGGATTGAGTTCGAAGCGACGAGTTTCTCCTTTGTTCACGCGACCCGGTGACAGGCCGTGGCGTTGGTCGAACAAAGGATCCGTGATGTTGAACAAGTGGTCCACATTTTGATGGCGAATAGTCAGGAATTTTTTGAGCTGATCCTTTCCTTTGAAGGCATCGTATTCATGAAATGCTTCGACGAGGACCGGGTGTGTAGGCTTGATCAATCGCAATGTCACGGCAGCCGTCCCCTCGCGGACCTGACGAGAGGCGGCTGATTCCATTCCCCAGAGATCGCCGCTCTGATCTGCTAAGCGGGCCAGGATCGATCGATCGTATTTCCCAATGATCTTCCAATTTGTGACGGCATCCAGAATCCAGTCTTCGGGATGGTTGGGATCGTTTGCCGGCCCCACAAATGACATTTCGACACAATCCAGGGGACAAACCGAATGCCCGCTAACCAACGTGCGCGGGTATGGAATCGCTCCTTCCGATTGGCTGAGGTCGATTGGCCGTATCCATTTACCAACGGCGAAGTTCCCATCTTTGGGAATCATTTCCAACCCGGCCACACAGCGATCAGGATACTTTTTGATCGAGTTCGCTAAGACGAGAATAGTTTTTCTGATGCTGGGAGGCATTATGGTGGCGTTCCTTTTCGACTTCTACTGGGAGCTTCTCATTCGCGTCATACACGTTTGAAATAGCGGGGCTTAGAGAAAATTACGAGCGAGAACTGGCCAATTATTTCAAACAAAACACCCCCTCCCGGTTTCCCGAGAGAGGGTGATGGATGCCAATCGAACTCCAAAGAAGCTTATGGTTTGACGATGCGCTTGAGGGCGTCGGTCTTGGCCGCCGAGAAGCCATAGAGGCATTCGAGGGTGACGAAGATCTTGTTGGCGCGGGTGTCGGTGAAGCGCAGGTAGCCGAAGGTCATGCCCGTGGTGGGATCGGTGACGGCACCGGCTTGCTGATAGTCGGCCACTGGTTGGAGGTAGCGCATGGCCACCGCGACGGCGCTGGAGTGGGCCGCGAAGCCAACAAGTTTTTCCGCGTGATCCGACGGGATGAGGGACGTCTCGTGGAGATTGAATCCGGCGATCCGCTTGACCATGCCTTCAGTGACGGCTGGGGCGTTGAGGTTCAGGTTGAAGCTCTTGGCCACCACGTCGTCGGCGAGCATGTTGGTGTAGTAGCCGGCATCGAGCACCAGCGAGCGCGGGTTGGGCGGCATCTTGGCCTCGCCGCACTTCTGGCGGATTTCGAGCACCTTCTTGTAATCAAAGGCTGTGGCGGCGAGAGCCGTGATGCCTGGAGCGCCGAAGTTGGCGAGCGTGATGCAACTGAAGATGTCCACCAGCACGTCCTGGGCGAGTTGTTGGGCGGCGGCTTCCACCAGGGCTTCGAGCGCGTTGAGCGAGGTCTCGGCGGATTCCCTGGCGGTGACGTGGACGGTCTTGTATTTGTGGCGGTTGAGCGTGACCGGAACCACGGTGACCGTGGAATCGGCATTGGCCGAGTAGTCGCCTGCGAAGTCGCTCGAAGTGCTGGGTGCGCCGACGAGCGGCACACGAACCGTGTCGAGTTTTTCGGCGGGCAGCGGACTGAAGTCGGTGGAGAACGCCGTGACCGGCAGGAGATTCGACATGAAGGGCATGAGCGCCCGTTGGGCGACCTTGATGTCTTTGACGTTAGTGAGGGTGTTGGACATGGCGTGTTATCAGGCTTGGTGTTTGAGGATGAGGGCTTGTTGTTCGGGAGTGAGCTTGCGCCAGAAAGCGGTCTGCTCAGCGGGATCGGTGATGGCGGCAAAGCGCGCGTGAAGATCCGCGGCTTGGGAGGCATCCCCGGCCGGAGTCACTTGGGCGGGCATCGTGGTACCGGTGGAGGCGACGACGCGGGCAACTTCGAGTTGCAGTTTGCGGTCGAAGTCAGTTTGCGATGCTTCCAGATCGGTGATGCGAGATTGCATCGAGGTGACTTGCACCTTTGCGGCATCCCGCTCGGTGATGAGATTGGCGGCTTGGCTCTTCGCGTCATCGCGCTCCGCTTTCAGCGTGTCGATTTCGGCGGCAAGCAGTTCCACTTCGCCGCGCAGAGAATCGACGCTGATCGATGCTTCGTTGAGCAGTTCGGTCTGGGCTTGGTGGTCCCGCTGCAGGTTGGCGACCTGGGTGCGGGCTTCGGCGAGTTCGTCTTCGATGCTTTTCATCGACCGTGATCCCGTGTCAACCGACGCGTGATAGACGCGCAGGCGGCGCATCGCGTCGGCGCGGTCGGGAACCATGCCCGCGAGATTGTGGCGCTGGGCTTGCTTGCCACTGAATGTCTGGCCTTCCATCGCCTCGGCGGGAATCGCACGGCCACGGGAAAGCACTGCGTCGTGAAACTCGGCCGCGATCTCGGCGAGATTCGATTGAATCAACTCGCGCTGATCATCTGTCAGCGAAGTGCCGGGCGCACCCATCGCTTTGTATTTGCCGACGGAGAAGACCTCCACCTTGAGGCCCGCTTGGTCGAGGGCAGCGGTGTTGTCGATCACCGCCTGCACCACGCCGATGGATCCGACCTGGGCAGATGGCGTGGCGTAGATGGCGCGGGCTTGGCTGGCGATCCAATAGGCCGCCGAACACATGAGGCCGGACGAGAACGCATAGACCGGCTTGCTTCCATTCAAGGCCTTCACCGCCGCCGCGAGTTCCGGAGTGCCGGCCACGGTGCCGCCAGGCGAGTCGATGTTGAGAAACACCGCCTTGATGTCGTCGCGTTCCCCTGCTTCACGCAAAGCCTCGCCGATGTCCTCGGAACTGGTGGCACCGAAGAAGATGCGTGCAAACAGATCGGGCTTGCGCAGGATCGGGCCTTCGATGGCGACCACGCCGATGCCATCCTCGATGGTGAGCAACGGACTCTCGGCTGCCTGCTTCGGAAGAAATCCACCGCGATCCACCAGTCCCCGCAACGAGGCTGCCATGGATTGCAGCGCTTCAGGTTGGATCAGCCACTCGCGATGTTGAATTACCGGGTTCACGCCCGGATGGCGGTGTCAACGGCCAGGCGGCGGCTCTTCCTGCTCCGGGAGAGTGACGGGCATGCCATTCGGCTTCCAGAGCATGTCCACCGGCACGCCGTATTTCGCTGCGGTATCGAGGATGAGCTTTGCATCGCTGGCGCGCCGTTCGATTTCCTCGCCGAAATCGGCACCCTGTTCGTTGAAGTGATCCGAAAGGGTTTTCAGTCCCATTTCCACGTCGGCACGGTTTTGTTGAGCCTCGCGTCCGGCGTCCACTGTCACACGCTTGGGAGGAACCGTGCTGATCTTCCACCAGCCATCGACCGGCGGCAAAAGCCCGCGTGCGATGGCGTCACCAATCACATAAGCCCAAACCGGTCGGATCAGGCGACGTTCGAGGATCATCTGGCGAAATGAAAACCTTCGGTCGGCCTTGGCGACAACCAACCTAACACCCGCGCCACCTACCTTGCTCGAATCCGCCGCAAACTCGAACGGGATCATGCCGAGTGCGGAGTCGCGACGAAGGTATTCGAGGAAACCGGTGAAGGTTGGCGAAGGGCGATTGGACTGGAAGCTGTCGAGAGATTCGTCGGGTTTCAGCGCGACCAGTTTGCCGCCGACGATGCGTTGCAGCGAAACCGGATCGCTGGACTCACTGCCACCGGTCGCGCCACCGACCACGAAGTCACCGTTGTCGTCAATCTCACCACGAGCCGTCTTGAGGATGCGTGCCACGTCGGCGTTGTCCTTCACCGCGTGCTTTTCGAGCGCGAGCAATTCCATTTCATCGAGCACATGATTGATCGAATGCTGGATCGTCGGGTGAGAGCGGACACCGCCAGCCCACTCGGGCTCATGGATGTGAAGAACCGAAGCGGCGGGCAAGTCGCGGGGTTTGCCGTTGTCTTCCAATGTTCGATAGAAAACCGGTGCGCCCCACGCATCAAGGCCGACTCCGTCGATGGTTTCCTGTGAACCGAACTGATCGCCTATGCGGTGGGATTCGATCAACTGGATGCGTGGTTCGCCTTGGCTGTCGCGGGTCTTGTGGATGAAATACTCGCCGTCGATGTCCATACCCCGGCAAACGAGCGCCTGGCATTCCTCAAATGAAAACCGCCGCGTCACTTCACAGCGGGGTGACCACATTGCGAAATACGCCTCGGCAGCGCGGTTCCAGTCCGGGGATGGTGACTGCGCCTGGACCCGGATGCCGTCGCCGGTCGAGTAAATCGCCATGTTGGCAACCAGTTCGCGCACGAACCCCGAGTTCTTGTGCATGTATCGCGACTTGCGAACCAGCTCGGCGCGGACACCCGGCGTGAGTTCGTTGCGGGCATCGGTTGGCGCGGCTCCCGGCACGCTGCCACGACGCGGCGACCAGTTGGCCGACTCGAATGGCGATCCCCACGCCTTCGGAACGAGAATCGGCGGCAAAAGCAGATGTGCGATGTGCTTGAATCGGTTCATTTCGGGAGATGGCCAGAGATGAAGGACACTGAGGCGATGCGCGGGCGACCGTAGGTGGCGGGGTCGAGCACGCGGAGCGCGTGTCCGCATTCCTCAAGCACCTGATCGACCGGCATGGTGAACTGCTTCGATGCCGAGCTGCCCGCCTCGTTCCAGGTCATCAGGGTTTTTCCTTCGAGCAGAAATTCCTTCGCCCGCTGCTGGATGGCGAGCACCTCGGAAATCGTGAAGCCGGTGATGAAAAGTCCGCGAGCCATGCACGGCGGCGGGTGTCAACAGACATCAGGCGATGTTCCACTTGCCGTCCTTCACTCGCTGACGCGCTTCGGCCAGAGAGCATCCGGTTTTGATTTGAACGTGAGGGATGTCTCGGAAGCTTTTCCAACCGCCACCCCATTCGAGTCCGAGCGATTCAGCGATCAGGCCGCAGCGTTCCATCAGCGGGCTTTCCCACATCGGTTCACCCTTGGCATCGAAGACCACAAAATCCCACGCAACGCCGAAGTTGTGCCACGAATACCCCGGACGGGCGTTGGTCACTTTCGGTCCCGGCGCGGTGCGCCCCTTGGCATACAACGCGGCCTGCTCCTGATAGGTGCGGCTGCCGCTGATGATCTTCACGTTGATGCCCGCCTCCAAACACTTGAGCAGCCACTCACGGGCACTCGTCTGTGCGTCGAGCCTGAGCGTGGCGATGTTGGCAGCGGATCGCGGATCAATGGTGATGCCGGATGGATCGGACATTGGTGTAGCGGAGGCGATTCCAAGTCTGGCCGCGACAGCCTGCGCTGTCTGATTGCCTGGAATGCCATCGGCTGTGATCCCGAGGAATTCTTGGATGCTTGTCCAAAGCGTCGCGCTCATAACCCTAAGCTCCTTGGTGCCTCGACTCACTTGCCGCTGCGCGGTTCAACGACGATTTCGAAGCGGCCGTCTGGATGAACGGTCAGTCGCCCATCCTTGCTGATGAATTCACCAGTGACCACGGGCGGCGTGGAGCACGAGGCAAGGAACGGCACGGTCAGCACCGCCATGGCGAAGCAGAACAGACCGATCTTGAACGATTTGTTCGGCTTGCCGTCGTCGAAGAGATCGCCGAGCACGACGACGAGTTCTTTCACGGCGAGGGCAGCGGGACCGGCGGCGAGCATGTATTTCGCCATGCCGGGTTCAAGCAAACTGGCAACGCCAGTCAGGTCGAGGGCAGCGAGCGTGGAAAGGCCGGAACCAACAAAGGTGAGGAAACGAAGGATAGTGACGGTTTTCATGACTCCCCGTCCGGAGTGTCAACCGGTGCGGTCATGATCGACTCGCGTCCGACGATCTTGAGCATAGTGGCGGCTGCAGCCTGTTCCGCCTCGCAGTCGAAGTAGTGGTTCGGCCGCGAGCCGATTTGCTTCCACATCCATTGGCCCTTTTCCTTGATGCGTTGCTCGCTTTCCAGTTGGGCGAGATAGTCGTCGTCGATGTCGTCCGGCACTTCCCACGTCGGGCCTTGGTTCGGATCCTGATTCCGACGCAGGCGGGCGAGCGTGTCCTTGATGTTGAGGTTGCTCCAGTAGTGAACGTGGCAGTGTTGGCGATGCGACAACACCACCTTGCGCCTGGGTGAGTAGAACCGCTGGACGGTCTTGCCGTCGCGTCCCTTGTGCGGATAGACCGGGCGGCGGTCGCCGATCAATGCCACCCATCCCCGCTTGGCGCACTCTCGATAGACGTCGTAGGTCGCATATCCGGCGTCGAGAAACACGAGACTTGGATGCACCTCGAAGCGTTCCTGCAACACGTCGATGTCGGTGAAAGTCAGGATGCGTTCGTTCCACATGAGGCGGCTCGATCCCTCCGCCGACCATGAGCGAACCACGACGAACAGGTGATCCATCTGGCAGTCCACCGTGATAAAGCGCAGCGGGATCAGGCCGGTGCGCTCGGGCAGCGGCGCGGCGAGGATTTTGCCCGTCTTCGGATCAATCGCGCCTTCCTCTTCCCATGTCTCGCCGCGCTTGTAGCCGGATTTGACGATTTCGAGTTTATAATCCTCGACGTACTCGCGCCACGGCAAACCGAGTCGCTTTTGATAGAATTGTTGCAGCAACGAAACGTCACCTTTCCGCGCTGACGCCTTGGCCCGCAGGTAGAGTTCGGCCAACTGTCCCCAGCTCATCGCGCACAGAGCATTCCAATGGAAACCGACGTTTTCCTTCGATGCTTTTGGGTTCTTCGCGACAAAGGCTCCGGTGGCGTTGAGTTCTCGCCGGGTGCGCTCGCCATCGTTGAAGTAGTGGTTGCACGATTCGCAGCGCATCGCGGCGGTGCGCCGGACTTCATCGAAATCCCATTCGCCTGATTCATCCCTGGCCGATTTGCTCCATTCCACACATTCCCATTTGAACGGCTGGCGGTGATGACATTCCGGACAGGCGAACGTCCATTCGCGCTGGTCGGTCATCTCGAATTTGCGGTGGGTGTCGTCGTCTTCCTCGCCGCCCTGACTCATGAAGATGCACTTCCCCAGCCAGCCGAAGGCGGTCACGCGGGCTTCGGCTTCCGCCATGTGTCCCTGCGGCCAGCGCCATGTTTCATCACCGATCAACCAGCGGATCGAACGACGTTGGAGGTTGGTCTTGTTGTGCGCTCCGAGAATCCAGAGCGTCATGCCGTTGTTGAACTGGATCGCGTTGTTTTTCCGCTTGTGGCGGTGAACACCGGTGGGCATGAGCCGTGCGACCGGCTGGCACTGGTCGAAGAGCTTCTGCAGGCGCGACTCGGAATAATCGCGGGCATCCTCGTCGGTTTGATCGAGCCAAAGTGCGGGTCCCGGCAGATTGGAAATGATGTAACAGAGCGTCAGCTCGGGCGCGGTGGTCTTGGATGACTGGACGGATGCGATGATCGAAACCAGGCGGATGCGTGGATCGACCAGAGATTCCATGACCTCGCGAATCCACGGCGAGTTGTCCGAGCGGAAGCGTCCCGGATTGGGTGAATACGGAATCGCCTCGATGTGATCCTCACACCACTGCCAGGCAGGCCTCCGGTCGGGCGGTTGCCATGCCTCGCGCCAGATTTCCTTGAGAGCATTCATGATTCGTGGAGGCAGCGCAGAACTTCGTCGATGGCGCGGCGGCATTCCCGCTGGATGCCGGTGGCGTCGAGACCGGAGAGCACGGGCGGAAGCTCATTCTCAAACTTGGCCCGAAGGATGGATGTCGCCTGGGCGACCAGACCGATCCATTCCTCACGGACTTTGGTGAGCGCGACGTATTCGCCCTTCTTCACCGCGATGCGCAGCTCACGTTCCTCCACTTCGGCCAGAAGTTTGCGGGCCTTGAGTGCCTCCTCGTTGCCGACCGGCACACGACCGGCATTCAAGCCGCGGAGCCGGACGAACTCGCGCCAGTCAGCCACCGGCCAGAGTCCGTTAGATAGAGCCTTGGGTGCCCCCTCCAGCTTCTGCCAAGAGGAAAGCGTGCGGCGGGAAATACCCAGCACGGCGGCGAGTTCCACCAGAGTCTTGGTATAGGCCAGCGTTTCCGCGCTGCCGGCCGCTCGGGATTCGATGCGGGCACGTTCGGCCACGGTGAGCGGTTTGCCCGCCGCAACCTTCTTCACGATGTTTTGAAAATCGGCGTCGAGGATTTTACCCGCGATGTCCGGTGACAGTTCTTTCGGCTCCACGCCGCATGGCTGGTGTCAAGCGGGAGATGGACACCGGGCAGGGAATCACCTCGCCTTTTCAAGCCAATCTTCGGGCACCCAATTGTCCCAAGTTTCGGCGGTATCGTCCTGATCCGGATGGGAAACCTTGTAGAGCCAGCGACCGTCCTGCTCCTTCATGGCCACAACATAACCTTCCTGTGGTCCGTTTTCATAGCGGACGCGCACCTTGGCCATTTCGTTGAACTTCGGGGTCACAGAGCGGAATGTCGCATACTCACCGGGGCAGCGACAAGCTCAAGGATAGGAACGCATCATGGTTTCACCGCCACCCATCCGGCGAAGTTCAGGTGCCGCCAGAAGCAATCGACCGAGGTGAAACCTTCCTGATGGAGAAGTTCCTCGTTCCAGCGCGCGGTGACGGGAACCAGCACGCCTTCGAGAGACATCCGCTTGCGGTCGATCTGGCTCTCGGAATATCCGTTCTCCCGCTTGATGTTGAGGAAGAGATTCACGAACGCCTCATCGAGCTTGGCCGTGGCACCGAGAACCTTCTCCACCAGGATGAAAGCTCCACCTGGGGCCAGCGACTCGAAGACGCGCCGCACAATCTGCTGGCGGTATTCGATGGGGGTGAATTGCAGGGTGAGCACCGAGAGCACGAGGCTGGAGGTCACACCGGGGAACTCGTGGCGGAGGTCGGCAGACTGGATGCTGACGCGATTGCCGTGAGGGTGGTAGGTGAAGTTCTGACGCGCCGCCTCGATCATCGGATCGCTGATTTCCAGGCCGATGTAATCGTTGGCCGCGCCAAAGTTGGAGACGAACGGCAAGAGCGCCTGGCCGCGGGAGCATCCCATGTCGATGATGGCGGTGTCGGGTTGCACGAAGCGCCGGCCAACCTCGAATGTCACCATCC